ATTTTCAACATAAGCTTTTTGCTTTTCCGCCCGATGTGAACTAACTGGGGCTTTATAATCTGGATTTTTTGCGCGCCAACGTGCTGTATATTCTTTTGCCTTTTCAGGCGGCACTTTGGGTCGGTTAGCATATTTTTCTAGGTTCGCAAAATAGTGCAATCTAGAACGTTCTTTTTTGCACGGATTGCAATAACCAAAACGCTCATGACGATCAATTGCGCCGCACTTAACGCAAGGCTTGGCTAAATCCGGCATTAGCCCGCCCTTTCAATAAACATATCGCCCTGCCTCTGTGCCTGCTCAATGCGGCGGCAGGCAATGTCGAAATACTTAGGTTCGCGTTCGATCCCGATAAAATTGCGGCCCATTTGGACGGCTGCAACGCCTGTGGTGCCACTGCCCATGAATGGGTCTAAAACGATCTCGTCTCGTTGTGTGCTATTGCCGATGTAATGCCCCATCAGCGGCACAGGCTTTTGCGTCTCATGCTCACCGCTGATCACATTGGGGCATTTAATAAGCTGGCGAGAACCGCAGTCGTTGATATATTTGGCAGCGCCGCGAAATACGAACAACGTAAACTCGCAGTTCTTCATATACCAGCGGTTTGGGGTTCCGGTCGATTTGTCCCAGACCAGCCAGTTGTGAAACCTGAAACCCGCCGCCAATGCTTCGTTTTGCACTTCGGCAACATATCTATTGTTGACCATGAAATAAGCATGGCCATTCGGTAAACAGAGCGCCGCAAGCGGCATAATCTCTGAAAATTTAATATCAACGGGTATAATTGTGCCGTTGTTGTTATAGATTGAAGGGTCAAACTTGCCGCCCATCATCGAACCAGAACATCCGCCTGATTCTAGTTGGTAAGGCAAATCTGTAACGATGCAATCAACCGGCCCCAGCGTCGGCAGCACGTCCCGGCAATCGCCAAGATAAAGCGTTGCCGCACCTATCGTCTCAATTCGCATTGAGACCACCCATCAAATAATCTGCTAACCGCTGCACCGTTTGATAGCGCGGATTAGTGCTGTTGCCGTTGCGGATGTCACTAATGGCATCTTTTGACAGGCCGGTTGCCTTTGCCACTACATCAATGCGCCGATCCTTTAGCGCCTCGCGCACTTTTTCAAGCGTCATGGGTTTTTTCTCCGTCACGGTCCGTTGCCGCATTTTCATGCTTTACATCCGCATTGGATGGCTGTAAAGCCCTCAATCACACCGCGACCGGATTAGCCGACTGCGGTGTTGGAGGAAGACAATGGCTATTAACCTAAAGAGGACAGGCGGCCTATCTGCCAATGGTGTTAAGCTGTGCGTATATGGCCAGGCAGGCGCTGGCAAAACCAGCCTGATTTCGACCTTGCCCAATGTCGTGGCAATCAGTGCGGAAGGCGGATTGCTTTCGATTGCGGGTGCAGACGTGCCTTATATTGAAGTCAAAAGTTTGGCCGATCTGCACGATGCCTATGCGTGGCTTACCGGTAGTGACGAAGCCAAAGGCTTTCAATCGGTGGCTATCGACAGCTTGTCAGAGGTTGCCGAAGTGGTGCTGAACGCTGAACTTAAAGCCAACAAGGATGGCCGCGCGGCCTATGGCGAACTTAGCACCAAAATGAACGAGCTAATCCGCGCCTTCCGTGATCTGCCCGGCAAGCATGTCTATATGTCTGCCAAGCTGGAAAAATCTCAGGATGAGATGGGGCGTATTCTTTACAATGCCTCCATGCCGGGCAAGAGCCTAACGCAAGGCTTGCCCTACTTTTTCGACCTTGTGATGGCGCTGCGTGTCGAACGCGATGCCGATGGCAACGCCCACCGTGCGCTGCTTACCGACAGTGATGGGCTTTGGCAGGCTAAGGATCGTTCCGGCAGGCTGTCTCAGTGGGAAGCGCCAGACCTTGGCGCGATCATTGCCAAGATTGGAAACGCACCATGCTAATTGCCCTCGCCATCGCACAAGCGATATTCGCCATCGGCGCTTTGCCGGTGATCAATGGCAACATCCGTGATCGGCACGTCAATGCAGCATGGGGCGGCATATTTGCTTGTTTGCTGTTCACCGTGACCGCCTACGTCCTTGCAATGGAAGGTATGCAATGACCGTGCCAATTTATCAGCAATGGCTAAACGCCAAGGCGGTGGAGGAAGCCGCCATCAAGACGCGCCGCGATCTAGAGGACGCAATGGCGTTTGATTTGGCTTTGCCGGCCAATCTTGACGGCACCAGCAACTTTGACTGCGAAGGCTATGCGGTGAAGGTTGTTGGCCGCATCAATCGCAAGATTGATTCCGACAAGCTGCAATCACTGGCGGCAGAGCATGGGCTTGCCGATCATCTGCCCAGCCTTTTCCGGTGGAAGCCGGAAATCAACGCAACGGCATGGAAAGCTGCCGCTGCAAACATTACGCAACCGCTGCTGGATGCAATCACATCCACACCCGGACGACCAACCTTCAACATCAGCAAAAAGGAAATCTGACAATGGCTCACCTCGGAGAAAGTTTCGCAGCCGACGATCTGCCCACCGGCAACAGCGGCGAATATGAATTGCTGCCCGAAGGGCTTTACAGCGCAATGATCGCCAAGGCGGAAGTTGGGCAGACCAAATCCGGCACCGGCACGAAGATTGATCTGCGCCTCGACATCACCGGGCCAACTCATCAAGGCCGGGTCATCTTTGCGGCGATCAACATCCGCAACCAGAGCGCGAAGGCTGAAGAAATTGGCCGCCAGCAGCTTGGCGAGATTATGCGCGCCATCGGCCTGCCCCGCCTTGAAGATAGCGACCAGCTTGTTGGTGGGCAGTTGCAGATCAAGGTGAAGATCAAGCATCCATCACCGGATGATGTAGCGCGCGGGTATAGCCAAGCCCGCAACGAAGTCGGCGGTTATCGCGCTCTGGCTGGCGGTGGGCTTCCTGCACCGGTTGCTGCCAAGGCTACCGCTGCACCGGCTGCCTCTAGCGCAAAACCGCCCTGGGCAAAGTAACAACAAAAAATGGGGCCGGTGATGAGCCGGCCCCAAGTTGTTCACGGGAGGAGACAAAAATGGCAAAGCTGCCGGAAGTCATTATAGCCGATCAAAGTGCCGTTGCAAGCCTGATCGACCAGCATCACGCTGCCAAGCGGGAACGGCCACGCCAGCACCTTGGCGCAAGCCTCTTGGGCCATCATTGTGATCGGTGGCTTTGGCTATCGTTTCGCTGGGCTGTCATTGAGCAATTCGAAGGCCGCATCTTGCGCTTGTTCCGCCGTGGCCACAATGAGGAAGCCACCATTATTGTTGATCTGGAAGCGGTGGGCATCACCGTTCGCGGCCAGCAAAACCGCGTTGATTTTGGCGCGCATGTTAGCGGCAGCATTGACGGGATTGGCGTTGGCATTCCCGAATCGCCAAAGACGGAGCATTTGCTAGAGTTTAAGACGCATGGCAAAAAGTCGTTCGACGATCTGGTGGCCAAAGGCGTTCGCGCCTCCAAGTGGCAGCACTTCGTTCAGATGCAAGTTTACATGGCCGGGCTGGATTTGACGCGGGCGCTTTATGTGGCGGTGTGCAAAGACGATGATCGGCTGCACTGCGAACGGGTGCGGTTCGACAAAGGCGTGGCTGATGCTGCCATTGCCAAAGGCCGGGCCATTGCCCTTGGGGAAAGGATACCCCCCCCTATTTCCACCGATCCGACATGGTATCAATGCGGCTGGTGTCCCGCAAAGGCGATGTGCCATAAATCACAGCCGACCAAAGAAGTGAATTGCCGCACATGCGCCCATGCCACGCCGAAAGATGACAGCACCTGGCACTGCGCCCGGTGGGACATGGCGATTCCGCCCGATGCTCAGTATGACGGATGTAATGACCATGTTTTCCATCCCGATCTGGTGCCGTGGCAGATGGAAGGTTCCGATGACGGCTTGTCGGTCACTTGGCTGATTGGTCAAAGCCGCTTGCGGAATGGCGTTGGCGGGCTGACATCGCGCCACTTGCTTGATGAGACTGTGCAGGCGTTGGCGGGTGCGTTTGAGGTGGTGGCGTGAAATACGGATCCGTTTGCAGCGGCATTGAAGCCGCAACCGCCGCATGGCACCCGCTTGGCTGGCAGCCAGCCTTCTTTAGTGAAATTGAGCCATTTCCACGCGCCGTGTTGGCGCATCACTATCCAACCGTGCCACTGCACGGCGACTTCACCACCATAGGAGCAGATCAATATGGAGCAATTGACCTTCTTGTCGGAGGAACCCCCTGCCAGTCGTTCAGCGTCGCTGGCCTCAGAGGCGGACTGGATGACGACCGTGGCAACTTGGCCCTTGAGTTTCTTAGGCTTGCTGACCGAAAGCGGCCCAGATGGGTGGTTTGGGAGAACGTCCCCGGCGTCTTGTCAAGCAACGAAGGACGGGACTTTGGTTCCATACTCGGGGGCTTGGGCGAACTCGGGTATGGGTGGGCCTACCGAGTGCTTGACGCTCAGTTCTTTGGAGTGGCCCAGCGCCGCCGTCGTGTGTTCGTTGTCGGATATCTTGGAGACTGGCGACGTGCCGCAGCGGTTCTTTTTGAGCGCCACAGCATGTCGGGGCATCCTGCGCCGCGCCGAGAAGCGGGGCAAGGTGCTGCCCGAAGCATTAGAGCGCAGTCTCAAAGCAGTCACCGCGAGGACAGCGACAATTTCTTAGCCACTTGGCCAGCCGAAATTGCTCCAACACTCAACGCGCATTTTGGCGATAAGCAAGGGATAGAAAATCAGCACATTAATGGGGGGGCGGGGATGTTTGTTCCTGCTATTTCACCTTGCCTTGATACGCAAAAGGGTGGGCTGCGCGGGCCTGATACGCAAGCTTATGTAGTCGGATCGCTCCCCGCATCACTTGGCAAAGGTCTTGGCCACAACAAAGACGAGTTTGTCGTGCCTGTGGCCTTTGCCCAAAACACATGCGATGAAGTGCGTCTGGTCGGCGGCGATGGGCAGATCGTTGGCGCACTGGCCGCGCAGCCGGGGATGAAGCAGACAAGTTACATCGCCTTTGACACCACGCAGATCACCAGCCCCGGCAATTTTAGCAACCCCAAGCCGGGCGATGCGTGCCACCCGCTGGCGGCAAGCGCGCATCCGCCTGCGGTGGCGTTTGGGGAAACGGCCCGAACCCTGTCAGCCCGGCATGACGGCAGTCCATGCGCTGACCGCGGGCCGGACGTGGTGGCTGTCCAATCCGCCGTCCGCCGCCTCACCCCGCGCGAGTGCGAACGACTGCAAGGATTCCCCGACGATTACACCGCCATACCGTGGCGCAAGAAAAGCTCAGAGGATTGCCCTGACGGCCCGCGCTACAAGGCACTGGGCAATTCAATGGCCGTGCCGGTGATGCGCTGGATAGGCGAACGTATTGCAGCGGTGGAGGCGTTCAATGCTTCGTGAATATCAGCGCCGCGCCATTGACGATCTTTACGATTGGCTTCGTTCAAACGATGGGCATCCTTGCCTTGTCATGCCAACCGGTGCCGGCAAGAGCCACATTGTAGCTACACTTTGCAAGGAAGGGCTGCAAAATTGGCCTGAAACGCGGGTGCTGATGTTGACGCACCAGAAGGAGCTTATCGAACAGAACGCCGCCAAGATGCGGGAGCATTGGCCCGGCGCACCGCTGGGCATCTATAGCGCCAGCATTGGCAAACGCCAGCTTGGGGAGCCGATCACGTTTGCAGGCATCCAGTCTGTACGGACAAAAGCCGTACAATTAGGCCATGTTGATCTTGTTATTATCGACGAATGCCACCTTGTCAGCCACAAGGACGAAGGCGGGTATAGGACGTTACTAAACGCCTTGCTGGCCATCAATCCGGCCTTGCGTGTTATCGGGCTGACAGCCACGCCATATCGCTTGGGCCACGGCTTGATCACTGACAAGCCGGCGCTCTTTGATGGCCTGATTGATCCGGTGACGATTGAAGAACTGGTTTACAAGGGGTTTCTGACAACGCTGCGAAGCAAGGTGACGAAGGCCCGCTTTGATTTGGACGGCGTCCACAAACGCGGCGGCGAATTTATCGAAAGCGAGTTGCAGGCGGCGGTTGATACCGACGACAACAACGCCGCTGTTGTGGCTGAAATTATGGCGCTTGGCGCGGATCGCAAGCATTGGCTGATGTTCTGCACTGGCGTTGACCATGCCCAGCACATCGCTGATCTGCTAAACGAACGCGGCATCGCAGCCAATTGCGTGACTGGCACAACGCCAAAGGCGGAACGGGAGCGCATGATTGCAGACTTTAAGGCTGGGCGGATTCAGGCTTTGACCAATGCCCAAGTGCTGACAACGGGATTCGATTTTCCGGCGATTGATCTAATCGCCATGCTGCGGCCCACCATGTCGCCGGCACTCTATGTGCAGATGGCAGGGCGCGGGCTTCGCGTTGCGCCTGGCAAGGCTGATTGCCTCGTTCTAGACTTTGCCGGCGTTGTAGCTACACACGGCCCGATCACTGCTGTGCAGCCGCCAACCAAAGCCGGCAAAGGCGACGGTGAAGCGCCTGTGAAAGTCTGCGAGTTTTGCGATGAGCTATGCCATCCCAGCGTCAAAATCTGCCCGGCTTGCGGCTCCGAGTTTCCAGCACCGGAGCCTAAAACCTACCGGCTGCACCACGATGACATCATGGGCGTTGCGCCGTCCGAAATGCCTGTCACGTCATGGCGTTGGCGCAAGCATACCAGCAAAACCAGCGGCAAAGACATGCTGGAAGTCACCTATTACGGTGCGTTGTCCGATCCTGGCGTCAAAGAATATTTGACCGTCACCCACGAAGGCTATGCCGGGGAGAAA